CCCCATAACGGAACACCTGCTGCTCTTAACGCTTCTGGTGATTTTACTCCACCGGGAGTAAGCATAAGGTCTAAAAGACCACCCCAACCAGAATTGTCAATATCCGTACCGAATGTATTGTCGATTAATCTTCCTACATCAGGTATAACTGAAGGTGTTGATAGAATACCTTTACCATCAGGATTTGGCGCCCAATTACCTGCACCATACATACTATCATACATTTTTTTAGCTTCAGGTGATCTTGTATCACCGAACAGTCTATCAAGCGCAACTTTACGCTTTTCAGGATCATTTAGTGCATTGTTTGGAGATTCCGGAGCAAGAGGATTATCTTCAGGTACAGTTTTATTCAATGGTGATTGAGATACTTGATTCTGTTGTTTAGCTTGACCAGCAGCCTGTTCACCAGCTTGTCCACTTGCACCTTTTCCTTTACCAGTAGAAACAGCAGTTTTATTTCCACCTGTTGCATTGTTACCTTTTGTAAATGAAAAAGCCTGTTCAGCAGAAGGCAGTTGCAATCCTTTATAATCAAGTGATGAAGGTGCTGCTAATGCCGTAGTCTCATTAAATGTCAACTTGGGAGTAGTTGGTTTATTGGTTGCTTCCAATGCTCCTGCAAGTCTGGATACGTTCTTACCTAAACCTACAATATCACCAACGTCAAAACCTTTCTTATTACCAACATTTCTACCTGAACCTTTGGTTCCGGAAGTCTCAAACGTACCCGGTTCACCTTCATTGAAGGTAAAACGCTCAGAACTTTGAGAGAAATTCTGAAATCCTTTTGCAATACGTTCAACGTCTTTATCTCTCCAACCTTGTGAAGATGCCCAATTTACAACGTCTTCGGTTGTGACATCCTCAAATTTATCTTTACCTACACGGCTTGTTATTAGTTGACGAAAATCAACGCCTTGTGAAGGAGTGCTCATTGTTATAGTGCGCTGCTTTCCCATTTTATGAAGGATTTATTTGTTCTTGTTTTACAATCATTTCTGCAACCCGATAACCAAGTTTCATTGCCATTTGATCGGCAGCTTCCGGATCACTTTCTGAAAGAGAGTTAATCTCTGAAACAGCAGCTTCTATCTCAGCAGTGTCTTGTACTGAGAAGATACGTTCACCACCTTCTATTTCAGCAACAGGTGTTCCATCAGAAGCATACGCTTCAATTCCACCTTCTTCGTGGCTTGGACCCTCAACCATTCCTCCGTCCTGATATCGCTTAGGAGCGCGAGGTTTTATTTTAAACTTGCTCATCTCGTAAATTTCGTTAATTTTCTACCAAATTTTCCATACGCAGGTGGAGTATATTTTGGTATTGAGTTGCTTATGATATTACCCTGTTGTCTACCTTCTGCAAGATTGGCATTTGTTTCAGTATTGATAAACTTATTCTTTGCAGCAAGACGTTTTTTCTGATTAAACAACATAGGAAGTCCTTCAATCGGATTTAGAATACTTCCAAGAATTGCTTTTCCTTTTTCACCTTCTTCGATTACACCAAATTCATCAGTAGCATTTTTCGTCAAAGCACTTCCACCCATCATCAATGCACCAGCAGCCATTGCAATAGGATTACCTGATGAAAGAGCAGCTTTTGATAAACCACTCGATATGCCAGACATACTATCAATAGAACGCTGTATATCTTTATTGCGCTCCATGAACTTAGCATTCACCTCATCCGCAGGTGAAATAGCAGACATGACTGATGAAACTGCATCACCAATTCCTCCCATTCCTCCCATACCACCGATTCCCCCAGCAGCACCTGCTTGAGGAACATTAGTCATAGGAAGACTTGTAGGCAATACAGGCTGATTGATTGCAAAAGAAGGTGGTGCTTTCGGTAAAAGACGAGGTAGTGGCATTAGCTTGCTGAGAATCTAAAGTTTGAAATAACTGCTAACAATTCTACTTTTTGATCGGCTGTATAAGTCAATCTTACGATAAAATACTTATTTCGTAATCTACCCAATCCCCAATCATTATCACTAATGTATGTCAAATTAGGTATTTGAACAACATATTTCCGATCTCTAAGTTTTATAGTACTTTCTTCGGTAAAAGGATCAACCTCATTATCAATTGTAATATATTGAAACATCTTATTGACATCGAGTATTCGCTCCTTATATGTATCAATCTTATATGTGTAAAGTTGTATTTTAACAGGAGGTACTTCATTTGAAATAAGATTAAGATAGTCTAATACCTTCGTCATATTAGCAGAAGGATTGATTACAAACTCTACAAATGAATCTTCAATATTTCCATAAATTTCACGTACTGGTGCATTGTGAATATCGAATTGTTCCATACTCTCACTGAATGAATAAAAATCCCTCGCTCTTCGAGCATAATGTAAAGGTGTGTATGAATAAAAAGATACGAACTTTTCTAATCCTTCTTTGAAACAAATAGTCCATTCGTAGCCCGGTAATCCCGCAGTAAATATTACTTCATGATAATGGGGATCGTATCCGAGGCGAATATTCTCAAATGCTTCAGATTGAAGATTTTCTAAGTATGACTGAATACTTGCATCAGAAATTATATTCAACTGTTCACGTATTTGCCATATTTTACGACGAGTTTTATCTATTCCATAGATACAAGCTGGTGTCTGAATGGCATCTCTACCATGCTGTACACCAATCTCTTTGGAATAGAATGAAAGATTTGGAGGTAATACTCCGGAAGGCTCTACAAAAATTCCACCGGCTGCATCGGAACCTGTCTGAATACGCTGACTGATAGGACCAACACCAATACCATGTTCAAATACAACGAGTATATTATCCCGATGTGTAAACAAACGTACAATCTCTCCGCATTCAGCATTATAATCCTGATAGTTTACACCTACAAACGATCTATAACCATTTTGAAAAGCATTTGGAATGTGCTTCTCAGAGTGAATAAGTCTTGTAAAGTATTTACTTGCAATAAATGGAGCATCATCTGGTATAGGAACAAAAGTCTTTGGTTTCGTCAAATCATTGAATCCAAGGTTTGTTTTGTTGGTTTCCTCAAGACGATACTCTCTGAATTTATTATAATCACCATTGTTCCTGTAAGGATAGAAATTTCTCTTCTCCGGATCAGCTACATCGGCAAGATATTTAAGTCTTAATGATGGGTTGTATGGTGTTTCATGAATCATTGAGAATGTTACACCTTGATTGATATTATCTTCAGCATTACCTTCTTCATATGCAGCCACATCTTCAACAACGTCTGTTGGTTGTAAAGGATCAATATATCCTGACCTATTAAGTTTCTTATAAATCTTTCCTATAAAACAATCACCATCATAAACATCAACTGTATTACTCACTTGTGACCATGACAGTCTATCATATATCTGCTTGTATGCAATACCATTTATGGTATCATAAAGCTGATTGATATCATCAATAGGTTGTCCATTAGGACGAGGATATATGGTAACCAGATAAGCAAGTTTCTTCTTAACACCAATATTGGCATAATTAGGACCAGTTATTTGAGGATGAATGCTTGCTCCAATTGAAGGTTGAACATATGGTCCGTCTGCATCAATTGTAGTATTAGGTATTGTAAGAATAACCCCAAAGTAGTTATCCACAAAGGAACGTGCCTGATAACCTATATCGGCATTCACTTTGAATCTCACAGAAAGACCTGATATGAATTCTTCAGCCGGTGTAAAAGAACTTGATGGTACATATACAATTTTCTCAATAGCACCACTGCATTTAATATCAGCATCTGTTGCAAGTCCACGATGTTCGAATAATAAGGACGTATCTACGTTTCCACCAGTTATTTGATCGGTAGCAGTAGGCTTCCATTTATTCAGAATCTTTCCTTCAGTTACAGCTTTCAGTTCTGCGGCATATACAATAGAGAATCCAAGATTAGAACGCTGCAATGAAGAGATGTACTCTGCTTCATTCAGCATGTAATCAGCAGATATAAACGCCCAATGTTTAGGGTCTTTTACCTGTACCTGCTGACCATCAATTGTTAGTCTGAAGTTGATTGCAACAGAAGGCATATAGCCGTCTCCGATTCTAAATGTACCATCCCTTTTAAGAACAGTTCTATCTGTACCACCAACGTCTCTTAACAACCAAGGTTCAACCATACCACTCATTACAGGAAAGCTTTTATAAGCTGCTGCTGAGGTATAGTATGCATAATAATCTCTATCCGGAATATTATCAATTTCAGCAGTTCGAGTAGCATCTATCGCCGGTACTCGCATTGTAGGTATCAGGAATCCTTGTGTGATAGCATCCTTTACTCTTTCTCCACGAACAAAGAAACAACCTATCGTTTTCTGCTTAATCGCAGGAGGTAATAAGGATACATCAAAACGAATACCTTTTGGAAAAATAGCAGCCTGATCAACAATATCTACATACGGCTGAACCTGTTCAATGCTTGGAAACCTGAATAGTCCTTTACGTTTGATATCATCCTGCTGTTCAGGACTCAATTGTGCCCAACGATAGGCATCATAACCTTGTACCGGAAATACAGGTGTCAGTGAACCATCAGGTAATATCCATACAACTCCAAAAGGATAGGTCTCACAAGAAAAGTATGATAAGAATGAGTATATGTTTGCAGGGTCTGAATAAGGAGATGCTGAAGCAATTGTCTTAAAGATATAAGACATTGTAATCGCCTGAGCAGCCTCTGCAAATTCTGAGTAGTTAATTCCTGTTTCAGAGACGTTACCTACAATCAAATGTCCATTTGCCTGAGTATTTACAGCTACATTATCAAACACACTGTAATCCAGATTTATTGTGTCTGGTGATACTTCAGCCGTACTTTCATAACCATCATGAATCAACTCAATGGTTGTTCTGCCATTAATAGCAATTGGTTGCGTAAACTCGTAGAAATTGACAAGTTTAGAATCATCACCCCTGCTGAATCGAAAATAGACTTTCAGGTATGCGAAGTTGGTATCAATATTGGATAGCGTGAGTCTTACACGTTTTGTAGTTTGAACATTATATTCTCCTACAATCTGGTTTATAGTAGAACCGCTAAATACTGAGCATATACCAGATTGATTTACAATATCAGATTCGTTGAAATCATCAGTTGTGTACTTGAAGATATACACATAGTTCCCGGCTTGAAGATTTCCACCCGGTTCGATGCCGCCATAAGCGACGTTCATGATCTTCTTTGAGCGAATAATCAACTGAGTTTCGGTATCTACTGAACCAGTAGTATATGAATTTGAAGTTGATCCACCACGATCATTGAGTATAACAAGGTCTTTATCAAACTTTGAGTTTATAATTCGGGGGATATTGTTTAAAGCAGTGATTATAACATTTACTGAACCATCATATTCAGGTTGAATAGACATGTCAATAAACATATCTTTGGTTAAATTAAACAATCCTTCTACTCTGAATGGTCCATTATCAAAGTTATTGAATGGTCGATACTTCCATTTACCGTCACCATCATACGCATAATCTGGTGAAGGAAATGAACCAATCTCTACACTCTCCACAAGTGTTCCATTTAGGGTTCCGGAGATGATATATAGAATTCCTCCGTATTCACGTGATGCCAATGGAATGTATCCATCGGTGAGATTAAATGATTTACTTGTACCTCTGATAGAAGTCAATGCATATGATGAACCGTCAAGATCAATAAGACGCATATTCATACAATTGCGCATCATATTCTGACGCATCAAGATGTCTGATATATCTACATTCAGACCTTCTTCAAAACTATTTGAATGATTAGACATCTATGTTTACACGTTTTCTATCAAAAGAACTCATAATATTCATAACCCGATTCATTTCATTTGCACTCAATGATCGCATAATAGTACGCTGTTCAGACTGAGCAAACTTCTGAGTTTTCCATTGTGTTACACGCTCCATCTGAGATTCACCAACTTTACCGATAATATACAATTGTTGTATATGCTTAAATAAGCACCAATATACACATGCATCCATAACGGTTTCCGGAATTTTCGGATAACCATTGTCATCGAGGGTAAGTGTTGTATACTCAACAAGTACTTTAATGTCAGTCTCGTTGAATTTCAAATAAGGACAATCCCATACGTGATCTATATAACCTGATCTAAAATTAGGCATATAGTTTTGTATGTATTGAGGTGCATCAATTGGATCACCTTCACCTAAGTCTTCAGAAGTGAAGATTATCTGTGGAGGATGATATATCTCCTGAAGCACAATGTCTGCGGAACTATTATAATCCTCAACCTTTATAACAGCAGATAGCTTTACAACCTCTGGTGGAGGTATCAAAAGACTATAATTCTGAACAACTCCTTCAACAACTACTTTGTGAACTGCAATCATCCCAAGTAGCTCCAATGCTTTTGCGGAGTGTCTTACGACGGTATAAATATCCATGTCGATATTAAACTCGTCTTTCAATGCGGAAGCTACTGCTTCAGGAGTTACAGTTCTCATAGTTATTTCATTTTGCTACCGCAACCTGCTTTCATGGCAAGTTTACCGGTACGACTTTTTTTGATTTTAATTTTACCACCATCTTTGAAGAAACCTAATGGTTTGAAATCATTATCAAACATATCTCTTGAGGTACGTTCAATAAAGTTCATTTTTCTACCCCTATTGTAGTTCCAAGCATTTACCTTTCTACCCTGTGGTTCTTGTTCGGGTGCTCTGAGTTCCAAAGGATTTACCGACATTGTAGCAGGTTTTACAGGTTGAGGAAACTTAGAATCAAGAGATGGTGGCATATCAGCACCTGACCACATTCCTGTAACAGCATTTACGGCAGGCATATTTGGTTGAGAAAACTTTCCATACTCAAGCGCTTTAACTGTTGGGTATTGTTTGAATGTATTGATAATGTTTTCCCAATCGGCATCAGAACCTACTGATCTACGCAAATCCGGAACATATTGAGGTCCAGTAAAACCTTCGCTATCCGGAACTTCATTTTCTCTATCCAATAATCTCGTATACTCGTCCCGTGTCATTGTACCAACACGATTGAATCCTGACTTAGGATCATTTTTTGCATCTTCATAAAGAGGGGTAGGACGATATTGATATTGAGGAAATAGGTCTTCTTTTTCTGTTGGGGGTTTACCTCCACCTTGAAAAGGTTGCAAGTTATTCAGAGGTACTGGGCGGGTAATCCTAAGTTTTGCTCTCATTAGTTTAAATATTTTTGACCGGTTTTAATTCTTCTCATCAAATCCATTCGCTTGTTGGATGGCATACGAATATAGCAATTATGTGCAAACCCTGTTATTTTAACACCATATCTTCTTCCATTGGTGTGTAAGTTTAATCGGTTTTTATTCCTCCACTTCGCAATCCTTGCAGGATTATCCGGAATCATTCCGATATACATTACCTTCTTTGGTGTTAGAAATACCCTATCACCAACTAATATCTTTGCAATTATCTTCTGAAACATTAATCTTATCACCTTTTGTGCAAGAGTATAAGCTTGTGCGTTATAATTACGACCCGCACCATTATGATCGCGCATTCCTTTTAATACGTCATTGGTTACCGAGGCTCTTATAAATGGCAGTTGGACCAAGTCTCGGATAGTGTACTCTTTTAGGGTAACGATTGCGTCTGAATACAGGAGGTGTCGTTTTAGTCTCACGGGTTTCGTCTAAGTCTTTTAGTTTGTTTGTTTCGTATTCGATATTATAATCCTGATATATCTGCATAACATCACATTTCTTCAATGCAATGCGTGATTTATCCTGAGCCATTATTCTGAACATTCGTTTCAGAAAATATCTACATATTGCAGATACAACAAATTTAGGAACACCTTTCGGTAGTTCCTTGTGTATCTCCGTAACAATTTCGCTTAATTTATGATCCCGCATTGTTGCTCATCATTGGTATATCAGCTTGTGTATTCGGTTGAGCCGTCTTACGATACATTGTACGCATATACGTTTCTGCTGTTTTACCAATAAGCATGTCTGCTAATCCTGCGGGAACAGGGTAGGTACTTTTTTTACTGTCATATCCAAACTTCACACATTTATGGGGTTGTGTAAAGATCGCTGCTATCTTCACTTGTGTCAATTGACTCTGGAGAAAAACGATTTTTCCAGCACCTGCTTCATAATAAGCAATTGGTGCATTACCAATGTATTGATCGTGAGTAGCGTGCATTATTTGATTACCGGTAATTATACGAAATGGGTTTTTGTATAAAGCATCTTCGCTTAAACTACCACAATATCGGATAGCCGGTTTACCATTGTGACGGATATGAATGTCAGGTATCACAACAGTAGTTTGATTTTTTGGTTCGTCGTATGTGACACCTTCTGTAATTTCAAGTATTTGCAGATAGGGTTCAAGAGAAACAGTGTATCGGGTATTAAGATCAACTTCATCAAATAGGCGAATTCGTAACGTATCAACCTCATCTCTGATTTGATTGAGAGTTACAGGAAAATCCGTGACCCCCTCGTGGGAGGTCACGTAATTTTCAATAGCCGATGCTATTTGATATTCAGTCATTGTTAGACGTTCATATCAGTGGTCATGGCATCCATTGCAGTATCAAGGGCAAGACCCTGCTTCACGTAAAACATGAATTGGCTCTTTCCTGAAACGGCAACTTGACCCGGTACGCTGTCTCCACCAGTATCTTGTGTCCAGTTTACTTCGAAGTAATAGCTATTATACTTAGCCCCTTTCTCTGGGAAGTATTCGGCATTCCTATCGAAATCAACATCGGTAACCCACTGCTTATTCTTCAGGTTCTCATAATCGTTGACCGAGTTTGAACTTGCAACAGTAGTTACACTGGTATCTTCAACCGTGTGATATACGGTTGCTCCAGCAGCAACTGCGGTAAATGCAATTTTAGAAGAATAGAGATCAAAGGTTACACGCTCATCTTTTGCAACAAGTACAATCTTTGCACTATCGTCCTGTATAGGAGATGCGTTATTAAAACCAGCATATGCAATTACCGGAGCATTTGCATCAGCGTTTATAACAGCTACCATATTTGCTACAACTGTTGCAATAGATGATTTAGCAGCAGAAATTTGATACCTTTTTTCCAGTGGTATATTCTGATATGCAGTAGGTGATTTGTCAAATGAATCGTAAACGATTCTGAAACCATCTCCTGCGGCAGCAGATGTTGAAGAAACCGTGTAAGCTTTGATACCTTTTACGGCAGCAGCCCATACTTGCTTCCTAATACGGGTAGAAGCAGCGAGAAGTGTAAGTTTGTCAGCACCTACCCAACCAAGTTCACCTTCAACGGCAAATAAGTGAGCAGCATTTGCTGGTGATAGATCAGTACCGGCAGCATAGTTGCTGATTGTGCCAGCTTTATCAGCTTTCAGCGTGGCTTGTGAATCGTTGTTTATGATATACTGAAACAACGGAATTTTAAAGTTTCCCATTTTTGTAAGATTTTAGAGTTTACTCTTGTCTAAGAGCTTGTTCTTGTAAAGAGGTTTGATACCTCTGTGATTCAATGTTCTCCAGAAACATCTTACGACAGTGTTTAACGATTTCGAGTACAACATTAGCAGGGAACTGTAACGGAGTATTATTTGCAGGCTCATTGTAATTTGATGCCTTGTTTGGATTCAAATAAACAGTCTCCGGGTTTTCAATGTAGTCAATTTTCCCACTTATGACCTCTGTATCGCTGCCACATAAAATAATAAGATTTCCTTTCGCAATCTGAAATTTCACTTCGCTATATGATGGTTCCTGATATGCATTCTTGAGGGAGAAACCCTTTCGGTTAGTCCGCATCCTCTTAGGATTGGTCACAACAATTGTATCGTCGATGGCATACTCATCAACAGCGTTTATGAATTTCAGCGTTACTTCCAAGTAGAGTATATGTCGATACTTTTCCGGAAGAGGGGCTACACCAGCAGTAAAGCTAATTGCTTCACCAATATTTACAATTTCAGATATGTCATCCAGTGATTTTTGGGTTACATCAAACTCCGAATAGTTATTTGATATGTATTCCTCAATCGCGGAATTAAAGAAATAGTTAAAGTCTCCCACCGTAAAGGAAGGAGACTCGAACTTATCCAGTTCTCTTAGCAGCGCCTTATATGCATCTAAAGCTTTTTCCATACCGATTAGAGACCTTTTTTCTCATTCAATTCTGACATCATTACAATAACGGTAGGTTCGTTTTCAGTATTTGCAATCCATTGGGCAACTTCTCCTTCACTAATACCAAGCCTTATTCCTTCGTTACCACCATACTTGTAAACACCACCGAAAATTTTAATAATGCCATAATTTACTAATTCTTTTGCAATTCCCATAGCAATCGCATAACTACTGTTTGAAGGTGACATTAATTCTTCAACAGCATCCGGTATCTCCATTGTTTTGATAATCAACCACTCTTCAAGTTGAGTGGGTGAAAGACCATCTGCTCCGGTAAGACCAAGCGCTTTTGCAATGGTAATCTTCTGTTCCAACGTAGCGTTGTAAATAGTGGTCTTCAATTTGGTAACCTTTTTGTCTCTCGAAACATAAGATTCGGCAGTTTTTACAGGGTTATCAACATAGAAAACAGCATCTTTATTGCTAAGGCATTCCTCTTTACTCATTCCAACATAAGGGTGTACCTGAATCCATTTCCAGAGAGCCGCATGAAGCGGATCAGTATCAATGTTCAGAACTTTACCATTCTCAATAACATACTTCGTTTTATGGTCAAATACGAATCCATTCAGCTTTTCTTCAGCACTTAGTAATTCGTAATATCCGAATTTACCTTGTCCTGTATAAAGCTTTCCGGTCGCATCTTCCAATGGACGCACTGTTACAGGCTGTTGCTTCTTAGGGTCGAGTGCCCGGAAAACAATTTTTCCGAGCTTCTCGACGCTTTGAATCTCTTCTACTCTTCTTTTTGTAAGCATTTTATTATGCAACTATTTTCTTCTCCAGCATGTAAGATGAATATGGGTTGTGGAGAATTAAACCCATTGTTCCGATGATGATTTTAGATGAACCATCAAGTGAGGTAGCAACCTTACCTGAAGTTTTACCATCCTGTCCACCTACACCGTCGAGATCACCGGTTACGAATGAGCGACCGTCTTTCGCAATCATCTGAAGGTTACGAACTCCATCATAGCTGGAAGCGTCGATGAAGAGTAATTTAGATGATTCAAGACCCCTTCCTTCACTATCCTTACCGGAAATGTTTGCAGGGTGATCGAATACGTTGTTCACGTTTACGATGATGGTATTACCTTGGAAGGTATAAGAATTGTAGTTTGCACCCAACTGAACCTTGCCATTGATGGTACGTACATACTGGTCAGCAGCACTTTCCCAAGAACCTTTGTGTTCAGCACGCATGATTCTACCGAATTCTTTGTAACCCTGAGCACCAGTTGTCATAAGAATGGTGTTACCCGTTCTCTTTGGCATACGAAGTGATATGTCGGTAAGAACGTCCTCGATGAGGTCAATCGACATAGTGGTATAGGTTTGCTTGCTTGATTCATGCAATTGAGCAATCAGACCGTCACCTTTTACAATGTCTTGTCCTTTTGCATCCTGCAAGAAACATTTACCACGAGCATCAACAGTGCTACGTCCGTAGATCAACTCCATTTCTTTGTTGAAGTGATACATTTCCATTGCATCGAGGAACAGTTTGTCTGTAATCAGGTTCTGAGTTACAGATTTTCCATTCATTTGCACGGTATCTTCAATCAGATACTTTGTAGCTGCGGCATCAGCAGACCAAGAGTAATCATACCTTACCTTGGTAAGATAGTTAATGTGCTCTTCAGCAGCCATCGCACTTGCGATATATCCTTTGTCGGACAATTCCGGATAAGCATTACCGTTCAAACCACTTTCCTTACCAGCTACTAACAGCGTAGTGCTTACAGTTTCGGCAGGATTGTTGGTATTCAATTTCACACTCTGTTCGAATACACCTTCACTGATGAAGTTAGGCTCACTCAATACGAAAAGTAATTGGTGATTCTCCAACTTGATGATGTCATTCGGATTGTAGAATGAAGTTTCAAATGCTACAACAAAAGATTGTCCATTTGCACCAATAGTTGATCCGGCACTAATTGCGCCACCTGTTGCACGAACAGCGAATTTGATTTTCGGAACTTGATGTCCACGAATTTTCCATTTGTAGGAATTCTTATTGATTCCTACGAAGTTGTCTGACTTTGCAGAGATATTGTATATCTCACCCAGACCCTCAGTAAACATGGAAATTGAGTTCCACGGATACAGGCGGATTGTTTTAGCTGCCATATTAGGCGCTTCGTTGAAAACCTTTGACAGGTCTTTCATTGTCGCCATTGCCTTGCTATTCAAGACATTGGGATTTATTCGGCTTACGATTCTCATTTTAAGATTAAGTTTTAAATGTTAAAAACGATTCGCAAGGTTGACATTGAAGTTTCCATCATTTTGTTCAACGGCTGAACTACTTTGTAATTCTTTCGGGTCACTCGTAAGTAAACTCATTAAGTCATTTCGAACTCGATTCTTGTTTGTCGTACCGGATGCACGTATCAATTTTTCCAGATGCAACAATCCCATTGTAGCCAGTAACACACCCTCGTCACTTTGTAACGCTTTGTCTAAAAATGTGTAACCTTTTTCATCGGTTTGTGTTGCAGCCAGAATGAGTTGCTTTTTCATTGTTTCATCAACCGGTACACCATATACCGTATTGAGTTTCCCAACGTACTCAGCATAGACACGAACATCTTCAGCACGCTTCTGCTCATCGAGTATTGCTTGCTGCTTCTGACTTTCTTCTTCGCTTCTTTTCTTCTCTTGTTCTTCTGTGATTGCCCTTTCACGTGCTGTACTTGCCATTCCAGCAAGCTTGTTACGATCTTTGAGAGCATCAATGCTTTCCTGTATATCTGTATCAGACATTGTTGGGAACTGCTTACGAAGACTGTCTTTGACAACTTCTTCATCAGTTTTTCCAACGGCACTTCCTGCGTACAGCGTAACGAAGTCCTTCATTGTTTTCCCATCACGTTTTGCAGCGATGAAATCAGCAACCTCTTTATCTTTTAAAATATTGTCAATCTGTTGATATTCAGCAAGTTTAAGATTACTATCTTGTAATACTTTTCCATATAACTCACCAATAAGTTCAGCTTCTTGTTCCTGAGTTAAATTTTCAGGAAGAGTAGATACATTGAGATTAAGATTATAACGCTCATTCAAATACTCAATAGTATTGTTATATTCTGTGAGCTTCTCTTTTTCTTCATCATCTTCACCTTCACCTGCACCTTTATCTACACCGGCTGCACCGGCAATATCGGCGGGATCATTTGTTCCGGGATCATCAGCAGGTTTATCTGTTGGTTTTTTACCATCAGCATTTAAGTATTGGAGAAGTTCTTCTTCATTCTCCATTACATCATTTACTCCATCTGCTACTTGTGCTTCGTTAATCATGATTACTTTTTGTTTTTAACTTCTGTTGAACTACTTACTTTTTGTGCAGACGCAACATCAAGCTGTTTAGCCTCTAATGCGAGATGTTCACTTTCATTCTGCTGATCTTGTGTCAACTCTTTCTCTTTTAAACTAAGCGTACTTTCTTCTATTTCTGCCATCTTTTGATTTAACTGTATATCAGAAAGAATCTTCTGAATTTCAGCCTGAATCTTCTGAATTTCACTTTGCTCACGCGCATTTCGCATTTGCATTTCCAAAGCAGCAGCTTGTTGTTGCTGCTCATTAATTGCTTTCTTACGTGTCTCAAGATTCTTACTGATTGTCTTTTCAACATCTTTAAGATTTGATTTACGGAACAAAGGTAATATATCTTCAAATTCAAGTAAACTCTTACCCACCATTTGATACGCAAATTCTTTTATCTCACCGATACTTCTTGCATCACTAAATCTGTTGGTAATATAGATACCAAAATCTGATAATGCAAATGATGGATCAAGCGTGAATATATTCTGAGTATACTGATCTGATGTATATATACCAGTATAACCATTCTTCCATGTTATTCTACAAGCATTCAAAATATCTTCCAAAGCATGACGTACAAATTCATCATGTTCATTAAAGATTGCTTCTGTCACAAGATTCGACTGCATAATAGCATGTTCCGTAGTACCTTTTCCTTCACGGTTTGCAATAGCACCAAGACGTTGCCTATTAACACCAATCAAACGACCTGCTATTTCTTCAATATGCTGAATCATTGAAAGTACCACATTTAATCCTTGTCCAACAGTATCATCATACGTACCAAACTGGTTAAATGATTTATCAGCACTTTCTTTTGCTCTATCAATAAATGCAACACCCAACTTCTTATAGTATAAGAACATCTTGAGGTTATGCGTAAACTGACTATCTCCTTCTGCTTCCGGATCACCAAAATGAGGTAATTGCGATAAATCCATATACGAACCTTTCGTACCGGACATGGCAATCAAATTCTCCTTATGATAATGTAATACATCGTAAAGGTCTTGTAAGTCATTGGTTTGCTTTACCAATGAATAAGGTTTAACACGACCATTATAGGTAGGTCCGTTAAAGGTAAGATACACCTTAGAAGGTTCACTCAGACTACGAACCGGATATTTAACCTTACCCAAATCGACGTGAATTGTATCACCAATCCTTACACCTTGCCATAAATCCTGAACATATCGTACCTGAAGATTCTTACGCTTTGCACCGTTGAGTTCTTCAAGTTTATCTTCCTGAATAAACTTCACGAAGTCTGCTCCGGGCACGTATTTATTGGGGTTCTGAATAAAATAGACTTTGCGAATTGACTTCCATTCTGTAAAATAAACAGTAATCTTATTCGTGAAATGCGACATGTAATCCCTGTAATCATCTGCGTTGTTTAACATCCTGTCTGCTTCATCAGCACCACGAAGTTTATACGAATCGCGGGAATACATATCAATCATGTCTTCCAAACGATTGCGATCATCAGGTTCCAGTTTCTCACCAAAAGAGTCCAGTATTTGTACCGGAGTCATTTGCATTGGATATACACACCAATCACATTCTTTTACCCACTCCTTATTATCCCAAGGATAGTAAAGATGTCCCGGACGAATTGATTCAAAAATTGGGTCTTCACCGATACGATTGATTCTTACACGATAGTATTCTCTACCGGTAATAGTTTTATCTCTGAAACAATCAAAGAATTTTCTCTCAAGATGATGCTTATTAATATAAGCATTCAAGGCATGGTGAGTACCAATTTCAAGTTCTGTCTGGAAATCAGTCTTATAATATTTTTCAATTTGATCTATTTGTACGTCGAGAGGTTGACCGGAACGAATCAATTGAACCATTGTATCCAGCAATTGTGTGGATATCTGTTCCAGTTTTTGATTTACAGCGTCTGTATCTTCAGCGCGAACTATAAAATTGAGAGGTCTTTCTTCTACTTCACCCTGAAGTACATTGAGTAAAGGTCTTGCGAGAGGAATATGTTTTAGCTTACCGGCAGGGAATTCAATACCAAAAGTATTCGTAATATGATTAAAAGCTTCTTCGCTACGCACACCATTATATCTATCATATAAATCAGCTTCCGGAGGATTTACGAAAATTGGACTCATTGAAACGCACCAATCGACATTTCGCTTTGCCCACTCTTCATCTTTCAGATTTTCTGGAATGTTTTGTTTTGGTCTTACACCAACGCTCAAACTCGCATATTCCGTAGAACTCATCTTAGTTAAATATTAATTTGCCTTTGGCATCTCTCCTGTAAACAGGAAATACTAAACTTTCTTTCTTTTCCTCTTCGATTTTCACATTATACATGTCTTCATCTCCAAGTAACGCAATTGCGGCAGCCATCGTTTCATCAAACTTCGATGAACCAAACACAAAATTGATACCATCTTCTAACTGTTCACGGAAGAACATGTTATCAATGTTATCTTTTATATACGATCCATACTTACTAATTACGTGACGCTTAACTTCAATCGGCATTGCAACACCAAACTTATTCGTAGTTTGAGTCTTCTTTATTACACCCAAAGATACTAAATCTGGTTTAGGATATAGATATTTTGTAAGCTTATTTGTAATGTAATGTCTTACAATGCCTAATTTAGTATGTTCATACAACATTTTACAACCATAGTACATATTTAATTTTACAGTGTTCCAATAAAACTCTTCCGGATCATCAGGTCTTTCGACTAATCTCGCTACAAACATTCTACCTGTTACAGATGGTTTCCAGAAACGCTTGTATATATATTCTGCTCCACCTGAGCGATTAGCATTATCTTGTATGTTTTCTGCGGCAGCATCGTATGAGTCACATCCACCTATATATAGATTATCTGGTGTTCTACCATCTACATATAACGGATGCTCTACTATCTGAAATACACCCTTCTTATTCTGTACCCATTTAACACCCTTCTTAATATCTGACTTATCAAGCCATTCAAGATCACCTGTCTGCACAACAGATGCAAGCTCCGGAGTCTTTACAATAATTGAAAGTCTGTCATACATTACATCCGTTGGTAAACTATTACCACCGGTAAGCATGAATGCCTCTTCAGGTTCAAATGGAAATTCCTGAATTTCCTGCTGAAAGTTCTTCAGATTCGTCTTCTTCTTTTCACGTCTGGTATCAAGGAATTCTTTAGCACCTACTTCATCTGATACACCACTACGTTCATAAAATCCTTCAAATTTTCTATATGCCGGTACGAACTTACAAGTACGACGACCTTTATATTCAAAAGCAAGAAGATTAAATGCATCAGGATCATGAAACATAATCTTTGCAGCTACTGAAGCACCTTGTTTCATCTGACCACCTGTTCCGATTAAGAATGGAAAACAAGTAAAGTGTTTACCTCTCCACCAAGATGCTTCTGTCATTCCATAACAATCTGTAAGACTTGCTGCACCTGTCCATGAACCAATTTCTTCAAATATATGAATATCGGGGCGAGTACCACGAGTACGACCGGGATCATTATCATATACTACCTTATGCATCTTGGACATATATCCAACAATGCTTTCAACACCCGCATCATCCTTAAACTGAAATCCTGATTCTCGATAATCGAGTTTCTTTCGTAGGAAATTAGGACGTATTGTAGGATGAAGGGAGTTTAATCCAAGTTCTATCTTACTCCAGAGGTTTGTTGCAAAAAAGTCATTTGATGCAGATATGATACACTCTGAAGCCTCATAAAAAACAAATTGGTGCTCCACTATCGAGGAAGCACCAAACGACTTACCAAAACCACGACCTGTTATCAAGAGTAATCCTTTCCCCTGACTACGCGCGAGACCAACATCATTAAATAACTGTTGATCTTCAAATGCAAAATAGGGATGATCAAAGGAAGGTTTACCAAACTCATTCAACATGTTGATCTTCTTCATGTTGAGATGATAATAATAATTACCGGGTATCTCATACCCACCGTCACTCCATCCATTCAGACAACGATTTATCTGTTCATCCCACCACTGTTCCCAATCCAGAGATTCAGGGTGTACTTTCGGTATAAATCGCCCTTCAAAGAAGGACTTAGGAAGAATACAATCCGGTTGATTCTTTATTATAATTTCATCCATTCATACATTCTTTAATCATTCTGTTTGTATGCATCAGCTTTTCAGTAAGTTCCTTCAACGATTTATACCTATCACACAATGCTTTATCTGAATGAGTACCGCTTTTTACACTCTCATATTCTTCTTCAGGTACATCCTTTGCAAATGCTTGTGCCTTTATTGTATAGCTTCGGGTAAATCTCTGCTGCAATTTGATTAAACCTTTTAACTCTTTTCTTCGAGCTGCTCTATTCATTACTTTCATTAGATTCTTCTTTTTGTTTAGTGGCAGGATTCTTCAATATAGATCGCTTCTCCAACATGGATGGTTGTTTACCTCCACGAATCGAACCCTTATTACCAGTTTGATTTTTAATCTTAGCCTCAAGACGTTCTTTAACAACTAATAACCCATCAATCTTCTCCATTGCCTTCGTAATAATGTCGATGTTGGAGGTGAACGTAATAGCCCCATTTGTAGGATTATGATTTTCTGCAATCTGGGGTGTGGTATCCTTAATCATCTTTTTGATTTCATCAATCTTGTCATCAAAAAGTTTAAGAATACGAACATCCGGAGTCTCATATGCTCTAATATACGCATTAACTGCAAGGTCTATTATAGCAGTTTTGTCTTCCGGAAAAGGTATTGTATTGGAAAAGTAGTTCCTCTTGGCAAGTTGAGGAAGCTCCTCAGCATCTGATGAGAAGAATGGTGCAGCAGGATCAAGTCGGGCAACAACGTGTACATAAGTAAACACCCGGTCACGGACCTCCCCCTGGAATAGATCAAACAAATTCTTTAATTCAGGAATCATTAATACATTCTGAGGGTCTATTCTGACCTTACCTTGTATGATGTCAAACTTTAGCATTAGAATTGGGTATAATCGTTTACTAATCTATCAATATGAGATTTTAAGTAAGGCATTTGATATAACTCATCCGTTCTGGTATGATGTAACTCTAATCCACTTACAATATATCCACGTTTCTCTAACAACCATGCATAAAAGGACAACTGTAAATTATAGATATACCAATTTGCATTAGGTAAGTCATTTAAAGGAGCCTTTAAAAGTTCATCCCTAAATGCACTCTTGGTGATTTCTTCATTAGTCTTATAATCTGAAATCCAAACACGATTACCGATCTTTCGCACCTTATCTATTTGACCGGCAATCCGATGTTCATGGTTATACACTAATAACTCGGTGTATATCCTGTTTGTCGTAAAATCCTGTGCAGCAAGAATATCTATATTCGAACAAGTCTCATAATCAACACCATCATGCCTGATAAGTGGTGTTTGTGAAGTATTTAATTCTCTCCTCTTGTGTTCGGCTGTACCATTCGCACAAGCTGAATCTCTCTTGTCTGCCCACTGAGCAATATATGATTGCCTTTTAAGTTCTACCTCTTCCTTATACTTACCAATTGGTTTCTTCAACCATGCATTAACAACATTCTCCCATCCACCACATGAAGACTTATACACTCTCCACATATTATATGACTCAAGAATATCCTTAATCGCTTTATAAGATGACCAGTAAAACTCATCAAACTCAGGAACATACTTGTGAATGAGTGTAGTAACAGAGATATATCTCTGATTAGTAGACTCATTCGTATAAGTATGCGATTTTTCTTCAAACTTTATCATTATTCTTTTACTTCAGTTTACCATTATATACTTCCCAATCATCTGCAAACAAATCATTTTGGGTTGGTGTCCATCCTATCACATAGTCACTATCACCGGCTTTCAAATCAATATGCTGATGAATTCTAATATTATAAGGAGGTTTAAATAACTGATTACCTGTATGCTGTTGGAACGTATTATATTCACATTCACCTTCAGAATTTAAAAATATACACATACTTTCGTGCCAACTCGCTCTTCTGACAGCAACATCATTTCTTCTAAGAAGCATCAGTGCTACACCGAAATCAAATTTGTCCATTGTCTTGCGTTTTTAAAACCTTTCCATGCTTTGCAGCCTTACGATGATCTTTCCAATTCTGAAAATCTCCATGTGTTACATGTTTAATTTGCGATAGTCTGTCGTCTGACAGAAGGTAATTACCGAAATCTGTCAAGTCCTTCTTTGAGAATACTGTTTTCATCTTCTTTTAAAGTTATAAGTGTTAAAAATTCATTCATTGTAAGCATGATTGTCCACAAGTCGTTGTCTGTATACATATTAATTCTTCCATTATTGTTTTCATAGAAGGCAACGACTTTATTAAAATCAAACCATACTTCTTTTATACTATCCGGATCAATCTCATGTTTAGATTGAGTAGTTAGCCCAAGATTATCTAAAAGCTCATCATTATCATCTTTAAATAAAGCTGGTAGTTTTATCCATTTTTGCATACTCAATCTACTTTTTCGTAAAAAGCTTCAAAAATATCAGATTTGCAAGGATAAATTTCCCCTTCAATACCTTTAACGATATAATCTTTTGCATCTGCTATTATTATACCATTCAGTGTTTTGATTTCTGAATACTGCGAATTGTGAATTTTGTCTGTTACAAAAACTTTCACATCGCCTTTTTCCGTTGCTTCTGCAAACCAAATAGGGCAAGGACTTTGACCTTTTGCCATTTCATATGTAAGTTGAAATGCTTCAACTACTATTGATTTATTTCTAAATTTTGCCATACCAAATTAATTTATCCTCAACTACTTCTTATCTATAAAATCAGCTACTAACTTTAAAGCATCTTGTAAATGTATCACTGCGTTAGTTAATGATACATCTGCTGGCATCTTTTCTACCTCTTCAATGGCTTTTTTGATGGTTAATTCAACTGGTTTATTTAAGTCTAAATAATACCTTCTTGGAGATTCTGCGTTATTCATTTTATTTTAAATTTAGTTTATTAACAAGTTATTTTATAAGGTTGAGCACTACAAGGACAACTATGGGTATATGGAGAATTAACTGTTCCACACTTAGGACATACCCATCCGTACTGGATAGGGTATAAAGGAAAAGGCTTCTCTTCTGGTGGGCACGTACACTGTTCATAAGGTGTACCACTTGTATCCTTTGGTTTACCACACCTACTACAATATACTATCGTAGTAGTATGTTTGTCTATTGGGTTTATATCTTGTTCATAAGGTAATTTACCAGATGCTATTTTATCAAGTACTTCTTTTTGTACTTCAATACGACGTTTCATATTTTCTAACATTTCATTGACTCTACGTTTAGATAATATCTGCTCAACCTCGCTATATGCAAGTGCTATTTTATTACTGTGTTCCATTGATTGTTCTTCAAATGATGCTGATCTAAGAGGATTATATAGAAATATTCCCGGATGACCAAAGTAAGTTAGTAAAAGATGCATCTCAGAAAAACTAATATTATATTCCCGTACAAGACGATCATACCTATCAAGATCAATTCTCATGGCTTTCTATATTGTCTGTATGCAAATCTTGGTCTATTTGCCAGATAACCAATCCTTCTCTGATTATCATACGCTTCTCTCTCATAAGGAATATTCCGATAAGCCTTATCGAAGTTCATTCCCTTAAATAAATTGGCTACATAATACCAAAGGTATTTTATGTAGAACCACACCACATATTCTTCAGCAGCCTGACGAATATGAATCTGTTCATGATGAACCAACCTAAATTTCTCTGTTGCAGGTAGTCCTTCAACATAAATAAATATAAACGGATAGATTGTAATTCCCCGGTATTTACCTAACCAGAGACGCTTCATAAATATAATCTTAGGCTTCATTTTCAAACTCTTCATCTGTAAACAATTTATCATCTTCTACATAAGGAACTACATCAAAACAGGATACCCCTAACCGATGAAACATATCAACTGCATCATAGAAATTGTCTGCCGATATAATCTGAGGAGGTGTGTGATATACCGGCAAACTATTCTCATACCGCAGTATCGCGATATATCTGCCTTCTACTTTCTCTTCTGAACTCATCTTATAAACGAGGGGTTCTTTTCCGTCTTACCTTTGGAGCAGCTTCTTCATTCTCCTCCACAATCTCCTCTGGTTGATCTGCCATCGGCTCATCTTCTGGAAGATCAAAACTCATTTCTTTTACCGGCTCATCATCTACTACCACTACTTCCTTTGGTTTCAATGTTGTCTTTACTACAAGCTTGGTAAGCATCTCAACAAGATACTTCGCTTGGGGTAAACCCATTGGTACAGACAATATAACCACTTCATCAAACTTACCCCGATTCATCTCAAAGGTCTCCTGATCGCAGATGATTGTCACATCTTCAAGGTTATTCCTCTTAATGTGTTCTACTGCTTCACTCTTGTAAATACTAACTACTGCTGTTTTCATTATCGTAATGTTTATGTGATATTCAAATTTACTAAAATCTCCTATATGTAGGTCTCTGTGTTTTTGCTTTTAACTCACGCTTCTTAACCTCTTCGTCCCAATCAACAATC